TACAAGAAAAGGCTAACAACTTACTAGGGTTAGCACTAGAAATGGATGAAAGAATCCAATGGTTAAAAGAAGATGCTTCAAGTGAGTACTTTCATTTAACAAGTCAAGAGTATAAAGACAAAAGAAATAATACAATAGACACGTGCGAGCGTGGAAGCAAAAGACTTTGGAACGCTTATTTACAAGTATTAACACAGATAAAACTAGAATTATGACACCGAAAGAGAAAGCAGAAGAGTTAGTAGATAAGTTTTATTATGGCGGATATAAAAAGCCAATGTTTTATGATAATGCTAAACAATGCGCGTTAATTGCGGTTGATGGGATAATAAATATTGCTTATTGGGGATTTATGGAATCAGGAGGAAAACAAGAACAAGAATTTTGGCAAGAAGTTAAACAAGAAATAAATAAATTATGATTATTATAGAACTATTCGAAGACTACGCAAAAGTATTGGTAAACGGTAAAGAATTTGATATTGCAATACATCAGCCATCACAGGAAATTATTTTAGATATTAATTTTCTACGTGAGTTTAAAAACTTTGACGACATGAACGAGTGCGACGAATGCGAACAAGGATGGTACGATGATGGCGAAGGAGACGAAAGCCATTTTGTTAGATGTGATTGTCAACCTAAAATTAAGTAATATGAAAGGACTAAACACATGGCTAAATAAAGACGTAAAGCCACAAACAAAAGAAAACGTTTACATACCAGCTTTAAGCGTAAACGATGCAGATAGAAAACGATTCTTTACTACGTACAATGTAGAATTAATGCAGTCAATAAGAGAAGTAAAATTAAAAAATAGTTAAGATGAAAGTAAGATACATAAAAAGAGCAGTTGGATTTACAAATAACCGTTTAACTATTGGTAAAATTTATGAAGCTACAATTAATTCTACAGGACAATATGAAGTAATTGATGACAAAAATCAAATAACAATACTTTTAAACTACGAAGTACAGGTTATGCCTGACCAACCTACCGACCAACACTACAACAACAAAAACGGAAGCCTTTACCTATTCGCTCAGCAACATGAGTTGAACGCTTGGGAGTTTGACATTCTAAAACGAATAGTAAGATGTCGTAAAAAAGGACAGTTTAAGGAAGACTTAGAAAAGACGAAAAGAGTAATTGATTTATATTTAAAAGAATTGAAATGACACCAAAAGAGAAAGCAATTGAATTAGTTAATGAGTATTTAGAACAAGTACGTTTTAGCATGGAAGACTGCTCATTTACTTATAGAGGTGATGTATATTTAATAGCAACTAAAAGAACAGCTAAACAATGCTCACTTATCGCAGTTGATGAGATGATACAGCAATTTAAAAATAAGTGTTGTGAAAGTGCAAATATAAGATATTGGCAAGAAGTTAAACAAGAAATACAAGTACTATGACAAAAGAACACTTTGAAATGACGTTAATTTTATCTATCCTACCATCGTGTGCGGATAAGTTAGAACAGTTTCCATTTAGACAGATAGCAAAGATGAGACAAAACGAAGTGGTAAACGCTATCCGAAAACAAGATAAGATATACATGGACACAGGTAATATAGAAATCTTTGAGCAACAGTTAAACATACAAAGAGCATTCCTTCAATGGATGGACGAAGCATATAAAAACACAATAGAATCATGAAAGCAAAAGTAAATACAAATACATTACAGCAAATTATTGAAGATTTTGATTTAAAAGAAAGAACTAGAAAGCGTGAATACGTTTGGAATCGTTCAGCAGTTTGTAACTTTTTAAGAAAGTACGGGTTTTCTTTTGAACACATTGGAAGGTTTTTAAGATTAAATCATGCTACTGTTATTCATAACATCAAACTGTATGAAAATAATATTTCTTATGAAGATTTTCAAGACTATGTTAAACCAATTGAAATACAATTAAACAAGACTTTAGAAACTGATTTAGAACACTTACTAAGTAGATTGAGTCCATTTGAAGTTGATTTCTTACATTGTAACTCGTTAAGAGATTATACAACACTAAAAACAAAATTATTAGAAAGAATGAGTACTAAAATAAAAGACATTGAAGAAGAATTATTTACAACGTTTGACATTTAATTAACAAAAATGTTTATATTTGCATACACAAAATAAAAAATAAGAACATGAAAACAAAAGAAACATTCGAGGATTTAATTCCTAAGCCACAAACACTTTGGTTTAAGTTGTGGAAAGCTAAACAAGAAATCGGAAAAGTATCTAAAGGAAAAGATAATCCTTTCTTTAAATCTAAATACGCTGATTTAAACGCACTTCTAGAAGCGACTGAACCAATCCTACTAAAATACGATTTGATAGTCTTACAACCGATAATAAACGGGTGTGTGTGTACTAGGATAATTGACATTGAAAGTGGAGAGTATGTAGAAAGTAGTTTATTGCTTCCTGTAGTTAATGACCCTCAAAAACAAATTGCGGGCGTTACTTACTTTCGTAGAGCGACATTGCAAAGTTTGTTAAGCCTTCAAGCAATTGATGATGATGGTAACGAAATAGCAAAGACTGTTAAAAACACGAAGCCTACAATCACTACAGAACGATTTGAAAAAGCACTACAAGCGATTACAGAAGGTAAAGCTAAAGTAAGCGACTTAGATAAGTTTGAGCTTAGCGAAGTACAACAATCAGCTTTAAAGTTGTTATGAAAGATAAGGTAATATTATTCGATGCTGATAGCTTAATTTACCAAGCCGTTTATAAAGTAATATCGTTTGGAGAAATCCGAGCGATGTTACAAAACGGAGATAGTAAGTTTTCAATAGAACTTGAAATTCTACAACGTGGATATGATAGATTTGAAAAGATAGCGTTTGACATCTTTAATGAGATTGAAACACAGTATAACATTACCGAGATTAAATACTTCTTTACAACGTGCCGTAACAACTTTAGAAAGCAAATAGACACCGAGTATAAAGCAAACAGAAAAGGAAAGTCTAATAAGTGGGTAAATAAGTTACGACACTATTTGATTGACTATTTAGAAGGAAGTTATGCAAGTGATGAATATGAAGCTGACGACCTAATTTACTACAACTCGCAATTATTAGAAGTTGACGATTATATCATTTGCTCAATCGACAAAGATTTACGACAAATTGAAGGACTGCATTACGATTACTACCAGCTTAAAAAACAAGACGAAGAAGGCAACGAGTATAAAGTAAGAAAAGGTTTTCAATATGTTACCAAAGAATCAGCAGAAAATCTTATCTTTGAAATGATGTTAACAGGCGATGTAAGCGACAATATTAAAGGTATCTATGGAATAGGTAAAAAGAAAGCAGAAAAGCTATTACAAGACAGAAGCACTTACGGTAAATTTAGAGTATTGTGCCAAGAATATAAAAAGGAATCCTCTGAATGGAAGCACAGAATCAAAACAAATGCTTCATTATTAATCTTTAAATAAACAAAAAAAATGAGTACACTTATCTCAGGTTCTATTGACCTAACAAAAATTGATAAAAGCAAGCTGAAAGATGGCAAGTATTTAAACGTTCAAATATCAATAAACGATACTACTGATAACTATGGAAACAACGTAGCAATAACTTTGAATCAAACCAAAGAAGAACGTGAAGCAAAGGAGAAAAAGACGTATCTAGGAAACGCTAAGGTAGTTTGGACTGATGGAGTTATTAAGTATGCTGAAACAGGAAAAGCGCAAAAAGAAAGCAAAGCAGTAGAAAACGACCTCCCATTTTAAATTAACGGGAGTTGAAATATACTCCCTTTTAAAACCACTACTATGGAATGCTACAAACTAATACTGGAAAAAAACGGAGTGTTACTTAACTACGTATTCTCAGCAAAAGACGAAGCACAAAAGACTGAGAAGTTAAAAGCGTGGAAAGCTGAAAATATAACGCCATACGATAAGGTTAAACTGCTATTCTTGGGAACGATTGAAGAACAAGAAGCATTAATTTATAAAAATATTATTGCTAATTAAAAAAGATTAGTTATATTTGTGAACGAAAGTAACGGTCAATTACTAGAAAAAATTTTATTAAAACCCTTGTAGTGTGATGCCGTTTGACCGTGGCTAAGCATTACAGGGGTTTATTATTTTAAATAACGGTCAATGAACGTAAAAAAGTTAAAAGGTTTTAGAAATTATTATATTCACAAAGATGGATATGTATTTAAATCATATTCAAAAAAGGAAATGATAATACCAATTAAAGTAGTTAAAACTGTTCCTAAAATATTTTTAGGTTCATCTTCATTAAATTTTGTTTTTCTAATGGTTGAATACTTTGGTGATACTGTTATAAGTTATAATGAACACCAACAGTTTAGATATAAATACAAAATGACAGATGGAAAAATACCTTTCGATTCTATTAAATTAATTAAATACGATTCAAACAAACATGAAGATGTTAGAATGTTTAGGTTTAAATGTTTAACAAAATCAACTTCTGCAAATTCTAGAGTTTCTAATTTATCTACAATAAGTGAATCAGATGTATTTGATTCATTACTTAGAACTGATTTTAGATGTACATATTGTGATAGAAAATTAGATTATAAAACGTGGGAATTAGACCATGTAAATCCATTAAGTAAAACAGGTCTTAATGTACCAACTAATATAGCACCATCATGTAAAAAATGTAATAGAATGAAATCAAATATGGATATTATGGATTTTATACATACTTGTAAAATGATTTCACTTAATTTTGATGAATCAGAATATTTAAATGGTGAGTGTTTTAAACCTAAACAATTAAAAGAATCAGTATGAGTGGATGGATTAAAATACATAGAAAAGTTTTAGATTGGGAGTGGTACGATGACGCTAATACATTTAGATTATTTATGCACTTAATTCTAAAAGCTAACCATAAAGATAGAAGCTATCGTGGTGTAATGGTTAATACTGGAAGCCTTTTAACAGGTCGTGAATTATTATCTAGTGAAACGGGTTTATCTATTCAGCAAGTTAGAACGTGTTTAGAGCGTTTAAAATCAACCAACGAAATAACCATCAAAACTAACTCACAAGGTACTATTATTCAGATAGTTAAGTATAAAGATTATCAGATAGCAACCAACGAAACAACCACGAAACAACCAACAAGTAACCAGCGAGTAACCACTAACAAGAATGTAGAGAATGAAAAGAATGAAAAGAATATATACAGAGCCTTCAATCATTTGTCTATTTCTTTAATTGAATTTGAAAAGTTAAAAACTGATTATACACAAGAACAGATTGATAAAGTGTTGGATTCAATAGAAAATTACAAGGCTAATAAAAATTATGTAAGTTTGTATTTAACGTGTAAGAATTGGTTAGCTAAAGAATATCCAAAGAGCGAAGCTCCTAAACAACAAAAAAGCATTGAACAAATACAATACGAACACGTAATGAAACAAATGGAGATGAACAAATGATACTATCAAACGGACATAGCACCGCATACTTAGACCAATACA